ATCTCCAAGTCTGAGCTTGACGAGATTTATGATCGTTGGGTGCGGTTGAACTCTTTGCAGATGTCAACTGGACGTGGCTTTCGGGCAATGCTTCCTACCGACGAGCAACACCTCACAGGCCGTGAGCGTGAAGCCAAGGTGGTTGCAGAAGCCCAGTCTCAAGGGCGCAACATAGAGAGGGTTTGACATGGCTCGGAAGTCGCGCCGTGACAGGTTGGAGCAGTACCAAGACAGAGTCGACAAGTGTCAAAGTTGGCGTCAAGACGAACAGTTTGACGACAACTGGATGCGCCTGTCGGATCTGTACCGTGGACAGCACTTCCCTGAATACATGCAAGACAGCGGCGACTTGATCGCTGTAAACCTTGCGTTTTCAACAATCAACGTCATTGCGCCTTCCGTAGCTGTCAACTACCCAAAGGTCGTCGTGCAGGCCAACAAGCCTGAAGACGCCAAACGGGCCATGTTCGTAGAAGCCGTGGTCAACCACCTGTGGAAACACCACGACTTCCGCACCCCGTTCCGTCGTGCCGTCAAAGACTTTCTGGTCTTCGGCCACGGCTGGCTGAAGGTTGGTTGGAAGTTCGTAGAGCAAGAACAAAGCATCGGGGAACTAGCCCGAGAAGAAATGATCAACTCGGCTATGAACGAGATTGATCAGATTGCTGTTGAAAGTTTCATGGACGGTGTCGAACCGCCGTCGTTTGATGACATTGTTGCCAGCATTCCTTCGACAGAAATGCGGATTGTTGAAGATCAGCCATTTGTAGAACGAATTAGTGTCTACGACGTTTACGTTGACCCTGCAGCTACTTGCATGGAAGACGCACGTTGGATTGCACAACGGATTGTGCGGCCACTAGAGGAAGTAGAAAAGGATCGGCGCTACAAGCCATCAGCTCGCAAGAATCTGACTGCTAACTACAGCCGTGACATCTACAATGAAAACCCGAACGACGACAAAGTTCAGTATCTGGAAGACCAAGTCGTCCTCTGGGAATACTACGACATCATGGACAACACGCTGTCTGTGTATGCCGACAATGCTGACGAGTTCCTTGTGGACCCAGTCGCAATGCCGTACGCATACGGGCACCCATTTGTCATGCTGCGCAACTACGACATCCCCGATCATTTCTACCCGATGGGTGATCTAGAAGCGATCGAACCGTTGCAGCTTGAGCTAGACAAAACTCGTAGCCAGTTGATGAACGACCGTAAACGATACGCACGCAAGTATCTGTATCACGAACGTTCGTTTGGACCTGCAGGTCGTGAAGCGTTGGAGTCTGAAGACGACGGACGCTTTGTGCCTGTCATTGACGAGAACAAGCCGTTGGATCAGGTCGTAATGCCATTGCCGCAGGTTCCGCTGTCGGCAGAGATTTACAACTACTCCAACATTATTGCGAACGACATCAACACGGTGTCGGGCGTTTCTGAGTATGCCCGTGGCGCTATGCCTGAAATCCGACGCACCGCTACGGAAGCGTCGATCATTGCTGACGCTGCGAACGCTCGTGCGGCTGACAAGCTAGCGATCGTTGAGATCAGCATCTCTCATGTGGCGAAGAGGGTTGTGCAGCTTCTGCAGCAGTTCATGACGGGCGAGGCAATGGCCCGAGTTTCTGACTCGGGCGGCGAAGACATCTTTATCCCTTACGGGCGTGAAGAAATCGTTGGCGAGTACGACTTTGTTGTGCAAGCTGGTTCTACGCAGCCGATGAACGACACGATTCGTCGCCAGCAGGCCGTTTCGTTGTTGAACGCTGTTGCGCCGCTAGTTGGCACGGTTATTGACCCTGCTGCTTTGGCACGGCACGTTCTAGAAGATGGTTTCGGGGTCAAAGACCCCGACAAGTTCCTTATGGGACAAGCACCGCAGCCGCAACCAGGCCAAGAGCCTGGAGGCGGTCCAGTGCCCCCGCAGGGAGCGCCAATGCCGCCTGGAATGGGCGGCGCACCAGTCCCTCAGGCCCCAGGAGGAGCGTTCGCTCCGACTGGAGGGGTGCCTCCCGAGTTGCTAGCGCAGCTTCAGGGGCAGATGGGTATGGAGCTACCGTCCCTGTAGTGGGACATAGTTCACATTAGACTTAGGAACACCTTTTCGAAGATTCCTTAGGAGGATCATAGTGTCCGAAGAAACCGAAGCAACTGAACCCACGTCTGTGGATACCTCGGAAGTTTCAGCCGAAGCAAGTGAGGAACCTAGCTACACCGTCAAGATTGATGGTGCAGAACAACAGGTCACCCTTAATGAGCTTCAAAAAGGTTACCAGCGTCAAGCGGATTACACCCGCAAAACGCAAGAGGTAGCCAGCGAACGGGAACGTTTGCAGCAAGCCGAAGCAATCGTGTCTGCTCTGGAAAGTGATCCAGAGGGGACTCTTGGGACTTTGGCTCAGACATTTGGTATCAATATGAGTTCTGGTCAGACAGAAGAGTCTGGTTGGGATGACATGGACCCTTCTGACAAGAAGTTGGCTGAGCTTGAGCGCAAGGTTGAATCGCAAGAGCGAGCTGCCCGTCTCCAGCAAGTAGACAAAGAAGTAGATCAACTGAAGGAACGGTACGGAGACTTCGACAAACAGGATCTTCTACACCACGCCGTAACAAACAAGATTACGAATCTTGAAGCGGCGTACACGCATTGGCAATTCAACGACGTGAAGTCCTCCGCAGACAAGCTGCGGGCAGATCAGGACATTACGGACAAGAAGCGGGATGCGTCGGTAGTGGTTCCTGGCGGGTCAACCCAAGCGGGAACCCAGCCTGAAGTTTCGGATACCAAGGTGACTTCGTTGCGTGAAGCTTTTGCTCTTGCAAAAAAGCAAATGACCACTTGATTCACTAAGGAGCCATCATGGCTTTCGGCAACTCCAGCTTCGACGAGATTCTCTCAACGACGCTCAAAAACTATGTCCCCAAGCTGACCGACAACATTTTCTCGGCTCGTCCGCTGTTCTACGCACTGACCAACGGTCAGACCATGCGTCGAATTGGTGGCGGTGCGAAGATTGTTGTTCCTGTCCTCGGCAAGACCAACGCTACTGCTTCGTCTTACTCGGGCACTGACACTATTGCTACCACCGCCTCGGACGGCATGACCGCCGCCGAGTACGACTGGGGCCAGTACGCAGTGACCGTGACGATTAGCGGCATTGAAGAAGCCAAGAACAGCGGAGAAGAGCAGATCATTGACCTGCTGGAAGGCAAGATCTTCCAGGCTCAGGAAACTGTGATCAGCAACATGAACTCCATGCTCTTCGCTGACAGCACTGGTAACAGCAACAAGGACTGGAACGGTATCAACAACCTCGTCAGCGCTGTTGGCACCATCGGTGGCATTGATGCTACCGACAGTGACAACTCGTGGTGGCGTTCAACCGTCACTGATCACGCCGACGCTAACCTGACGCTTGCTGCGATGGGTTCGCTGTACAACACCATTTCGGTGGGTAACGATCAGCCGACGATCATCATGACGAGCCAGCTCGGCTACGAGGCGTACGAGGCGCTGCTCACCAGCAACGTCCGTTACACCGACACCGATATGGCGAACTCGGGCTTCCAGAACCTTATGTTCAAGGGCGCCCCTGTTGTCTTCGATGATGACATTCCTGCTGGCACCACTGGTGGCTCGGGCCGCATGTACATGCTTAACACCAAGTACCTGTCGCTCGTCGGTCACTCCGATGTCTGGTTCAAGCCCACTCCGTTTGTGCGGCCCACCAACCAGGACTCGGTGTTCTCGCAGATCCTGTGCTACGGACAGCTTACGATTAGCAACCGTGCTCGCCAGGGTCTTCTTGACGACATTGGCAACGCTGCCTGATAGGTAATAGTTGGGGAGGGGCATACGGCCCCTCCCCCGCTACCTACGAGGATTTATGGGACGAGAACTCGCAATCGGTTACGGCAAAAGCGTGCGCCCTGCTGGGCAAGCACGCGAAGACACTTCTGCCGATGTACAAGTTCCTAGTTATGTAGGGGTTCGCAACGTGCAAGCGATGCAGCCCG